GTCATTGCGATTTTTATTCACGCAAGGATGAAACCGTGTATGACTGGAAAACAACCACGCTAGAGAAGTTGGCTAAAGGTGGACTTCCTACGGCGCAACAAAAAATGCAGGTCAATATCTATGCAAGTCTGATCGCGCAAAAATACCCCGTTAAAAGGGTAGGACTTGTATTTATACCCCGCGATGGAAAAATGAAAGACATCGTTGCTTGGGAGGATGACTACAACCCAAAGCTAGTTGAAAAGGCTCGCGCTTGGGTGGCAGATGTAAAGGCGATGGAAACCCCACCACCGCCTGAAAGACCCGCATTTATATTCTGTAAAAACTATTGCTCATACTACGACAAGACAGGGGAAATTGGATGTCTAGGAAAATCTATATAGAAGATGCTGCTACTCGTTACAATGTAACAGAGCGCACAATTTCAAGATGGGTTTTAGATTACAAGGTTACTAAGTATGTAAACCCGCTAGATCAAACAGATGTCATGTATGACGATGATGAGCTAAGCAGGATTGCCCGACCTCAGCCATCTATTAACTACAACGACATTGATTGGCAAAGCGCCAACTGCCGAGGCATACAAACCGACCTTTTCTTTTTAGAAGAGGACTTGGTAAAGAAAAAGCACCTTGAATACGAGATGGTTCGCAGAGTGTGTTTTGCTTGCCCAATTCGTCAGCAATGCCTTGAGTGGGCCTATGCCACAAGTGAGCGTTACGGCATGATGGGTGGGATAACGGGAATAGAACGCCGATACATCGCCAAAGGTGAATTTAATTCGTTATTTCTCAGCGCGTTAAAAGTCTTTGTAGATAAGCATGGTATAGATTTCAGCTCATTCGTAAAAGCATCAAAAGTAAGGAGGATAGTTCGTGAAGTCCCTAACTCAGGAAGTCGTGTCGGCATTTGAAACGGTACATCTTTTGCGGTGTAAAACAGAAGATATGGATAGATGCCAGGCAAATCATGGAGAGTTAATTCGTCAGTCTAACGCTTTAGAAGAATATCAAGCACAAAACAACGAGTTAATTCATCAACTTCAGGTTGTAAAAGATGGCATAGAAGCTGAATTTGCTAAGCGCCTTGATAAAGCCCGTAATGATTGGTTGGTTGGCACAAAAGCCGACCTTGCTCAACGCCTAGATGAAGTTCGCAATGATTGGTTGGTTGTCAAAGACCTACCTGATAACTCATTGGCTGAATGGATTAACACGGTTTTTGATGTGGCTATTAAGTTTGTCCAGGAGGCAGAATGAGTTCTTTACCATATATGCAGCTTTATGTCAGCGATTACTTAGCTGATACCGCACACCTCACGCCAGCTCAACATGGTTCATATTTACTTCTTCTTATGAACTATTGGCAACGAGGTAAACCACTTGATAATACCGATGACAGGCTTGCATTTGTAGCCCGAATGACAGCCGAAGAGTGGTTTGACAACAAGGATATTTTGGCTGAATTTTTCATAGTTGAAGGTGACTTATGGGTACATTCCCGCATAGAAGCAGACTTGCAGAAGGTTCAAGAGAAGTCCGTTAAGGCTTCGTTGAACGGTCGCTTATCGGGCGTTAAGCGTTCGTTGAACTATAAAGATAAAGATAAAGATAAAGAAGAAGATATAGATAAAGACACTACATCGTTTGAAAAGTTTTGGTCTGTCTATCCAAGAAAGGCAGGAAAGCAGGATGCTCAACGCTCATTTGAGCGGGCTCTAAAGGTAGCCACACTTGATGAAATCCTTGCTGGCGCTCAAAAGTACGCCAATGACCCTAACCGGGTTGCTCAATTTACAGCTCATCCTTCGACTTGGCTTAATCAAGGGCGATGGAGCGATGAACCACTACCCCGTAGAACCAACGAGGATGCCCGTAGAGGGGTTATTAGCACCCCGACCATAGTTCCACCTAGGTTTACGGCCGATGAAGCCCCTACGGGCTCGCCAATGCCTGATTTTATTAAGGATATGTTTCGTGATTTGCCATAATGTAAGTAACCTGTCACACTTTTCTTGTAAGTCTTACACGATTAGGGGGAACTAATGCCAAAGACTCTACATATCTGCAAAGGCGCAGAGCTGATGGTCGGGGATACGCTTGTATTCAAAAACCATCATTACACAGTTATCCACATTGAGGATGAAACCTTTGGAAGAACTGTATGCCTTGTGGATAATCTTGGGGATAAGCGCGTTCGCTTTGTAACCAATGATGAAATCATAACTATCGAGTTGTGATTAAGTTTTCGGTGGAAGGCACACCGATACAACAGGGCAGCATGAAATTTATTCGCCCTGGGGTAATGATTCATTCTCGCGCTGTAGAATTGGCTGCATGGAGAGCAGATATAGCTCATGCCGCTAAACTTGCTGGTTGCACACCCATTACCGACCCGATTGCGATAACTATGCGATTTAGAGTGCGTAAGCCAAAGACCGTTAAACGCGATTACCCAACAGTAGCTCCTGATTTAGACAAATATATTCGTGCGTGTTTAGACGGATTAACGGGTACGGCATACGAAGATGATTCTCAAGTAATTTTAATAGAAGCAACAAAAAAATATGCCGATAACCCTGGTGTTGATATTGAAATTTCAGATAGTTTTGATTGCGTATGAGCGAAAAAACCAAACGAGAAGCTTTAATGCGCAAAAGAGCCAAAAATGCAAAAATTACTGCTGTATCAAAAATTAAACGAGCCAACCATCGTGAAACTGTTCTTGAAAGGCAACGCAGGTCAAGTTCAAGGCGAAGGGCAAAATTAAAAAGCAACGGTTATAGTATTTATACATTAGAAGAAGTTTTGTCTAAATATGGATTAAATTGTCATATTTGTAAAAATCAAATTGATTTTGATGCTCCAAGAGGCCCTACTCATGGAAATAATTGGAAATTAGGCTTACAAATTGATCATTTAATTCCAATTTCTAAAGGCGGGCCAGACACACTTGATAATGTACGCCCTTCTCACGCTCAATGTAATATTAAAAAAAGGGCAAATTAGAACACCTGTTCGGTAAAAAATAATTAAGTTTTTTTGTTAAATAGCCTTGAAATGCACCCGTAAGGGAGTATTGTTCTTCTTGTCGGGGAACGAACGGAAAACCGACAGGGAGTCAAAATGAAGCTAGTACCTACAAGTGAAAAAGTAACAATTAAGTGGTTTGCAGTTTTGTCTGACGGTTCTAAAATGCGCAACAATAAAGGTTTTATTCATTACGCTTGGGATGTTCAATGTTCTTGCGGTTGGGAATCAAGAACTGGCGGAGCAATCAAAGCTTCAGTTGCAAGAGATGTTGATAAGCATAAAATGTTTGTTCACGATTACGAATTTGTGGTGGCATAAATGGCAACTGTCACTCTTACAATGACTGCTGAGGATTTTGACCGCCTCACTTATTTAAGTGCCGAATGGCATCCCGACATTCTTAAACATCCTAATCGTTTTGACGGCGCACCCGCACCCCTTGGATTTAAGAAAATCTATTGGTGTGAGAGCTATGTCGAAACAATGCTATGCCAACATTACCTGGGTTCAGTTGGTGAAGAATCCGTTACCAAGCGCGATTTTACTCTTGGCACTTGGTCTATCTTCACCAACTACGATATTGATAGGTGGATGAACTAATGCGCGGAGTTTACGCAGGTTCAGTTGAGGTAGATTGCCCAAGCTGCGATAAACCTTACGAAGATGATGGCGAGATTTTTGCCGGTTATCTTTACACCCTTTGCCCTCATTGCAACTACACATGGGAGCGCCAAGCATGATAATCGCCATAGCAGTTACTCTTGTCACCGCTATCTTTTTAATTTCAACAAGCATGGAAGGGCCTTTTGATGAAGATAATTTGTAAAGAACAGCATTGGAGCGTTAAGGATGGGCAGTTAATCCTTAATACGCCCGAAGGTCAGGAACTTGCCAAGAAAGTCATCACGACACTTGAGGCTCAGATCAGGCTCAACATCTACGAGAAAATCTGCGCTATGCCACTTACCACTAATCGCAAACAGCTTGTGAAGTTAGGGATAGATAATGTTGCCCTAATGGTTCAAGATGCTTGCGCTCAGATTGCGCTAGGTGAAAAATGAGAGCGACATCCGAGGCAGCGCACAAAAAAGCATCACTTACTTTTAATTCTAAACGCGCAAGGGTGTATCAATACATTCTTGACCAACAAGAGCGCGGAGCTACTGACCAAGAAATACAAGCCGCACTTAATATGCCAGGTGACACCCTTCGCCCTACTCGCCTATCTCTACTCAAGGATGACTTGATTTATGAGTCAGGCAAAACTCGACAAAACCAAAATGGAAACGATTGCATTGTGTGGGTTGTTTCAGAGATAGAACAGGTAGGACTTTTCTAATGCCTCAGTACGAATACCGATGTCCCGCAGATCAAGCCATGATTGAGTTATATCAATCTTTTGAAGATAGTTCGATACCTAACTGTCCTCAATGTGGGCAACAGATGAACAAGCAATTTAACACGCCACCGGGGATTGTTTTTCGCGGTGGAGGATGGGGCGGCAAGCCATGAATGACCTAGAGTTTCTTATGTTGTTAGAAGAAAGCATTGCTGATCTATTGTCAGCTATTACAAGTATCTACGGAGGGTAAAATGCAAGAACGCAGAATTGGCAAGTATTGGCTTCACTATGGTCGGCTTAGGGGCATAGCTTTTGGGCTTAGGATTGATCGTTTTGGTTGGGATATAGATTTAATTAAGTTTTTTATAGGAGTAGAAAAGTAATTAAACATCAAGAAGCATTTATCAACATTTACGGAGGTTAAAATGGTGAGCAAGGCTGGACAAAAAACTATTCGGACAACAAATGTTGTACCGATAGGAAAAGACAAAGGGGCGTATAAGCGGTATATACAACGCCAATTGCTGTTGTTAAAATTTCAAGAAAAGATTGATGCAAAAGGGCTTGAAAATGATTGAACACATCCTTGCTGAACGCCAAGAGCAGTACGGTGATGCCAAGGAAAACTTCACCAAGATTGGGCTTATGTGGAGCCTTGTTCTTGATCAAAAGATAGTCATTGAACCTGAGCAGGTTGCTCAAATGATGATTGCCCTTAAATTAGTTCGATTGAGCGCAAATCCTGAGCATGAGGACTCTTGGCTAGACATTGAAGGCTACGCCAAGCATGGACTTGCTATAATAAACCCAACCGACAACTAAGGAGGTTCAGAGATGAACGCACTTAACAACGGAGGCACAGCCATCGAAGTTCTAGGCAGGGGAGAGATTGGCTACTAATAGAGTTAAAGAGGCGCTTCCTTTTAATAGCCGCACTTGCGGTAGGAATAGCGTTTGCAACACCAGCCATAGCTTTTGAACCTCAGATGAAGCTAATAGAGAAGTTTGGACATCAGCCTCGCGCTTATGCCAAAACTCTCGTACCTTCTAAAGAGTTCAGTTGCTTAGATAAGCTGATACGACTTGAGAGCCATTGGAATACGAAAGCAAGAAATCGTAGTTCAGGAGCTTTTGGTATTTTTCAGTTTATGCCGCAGACTTGGGAAAACTACGGTTATGTCAAAACGACTAACCCAATTATCCAGGTACAAGCGGGGCTTAGATACATCAAGGTTCGGTACGGAAATTCATGCCAAGCCTACGCCTTCCATCTTAATCATGGTTGGTACTAGATTTCATACTAGCCGTTCCTAGTATGAATACGAGGGGGTTGAGCGCAAGCCGCTCCCCCCTCACTTAAATTACAATGGTGTAAGATAACCGCGTGACCACAATCGTAGCCAAGATAACTCCTACTAGAGTTCATATCGCCGCAGACTCTTTAGTAACAGCTACTCGCAAGTATTCACATCCGCAAATGGCAAAGATCGTTGAACGCGGCCCATACATTATTGCGGGAGCCGGGGAGAGCGCGGCTTGCGACATCATTCAA